GCCGCACTACCAAGGCCAATTCCGGTACGCGCAGCCGCTGCCGTTGTGCCCCCCGTCCCACCCTGATCAACCGGTACCGCGCCGCCGGTACCGCGCTGTGCCAGTTTGCCGATGGCCGGGATTGTTACTGACACCCCGTTGATGCTGACGGTAACGGTCTGATTTGCCGTTGTGCCGGCAAACGTCTCCCAGGCGTCACTGCTCGCGTCATAGTCTTTAACAAGCTGCGCAATACTTTGCGCCAGGCCGTCAACAGACAGCGCGTCAGTCGTCAGGATGGCGTATTTCGTACCAGCCGCGAGCCATGGGTTTGCGGCAGCGGTGAGCGTCAGGGATGTGGCGCTGTTCACGGTCGCAATCTCAAAAATCTGGGGCGGGGATGTCAGGACAAGAAGGGTCTGCCCGGCGCGGACCGCACTGGCCGCTGCTGTAAAATTCGTACCGGTGCCTGTTACACCTGCACCTGCAATCGCAATAGTACCTGCGCTATAAATCATTATTTACTCCGGACATAAAAAACCCGCCGGATGGCGGGTTGGTGATGGAACAAAAAAATCAGTCGTATGCGGCTGTGTTAATCGCAGTTAATACAATCCCGGTATTGCTGCCGCCTGCCGGGCTGCCCTGTCCGGTCTGATTGCTGACAGCATTAATGCGGGTGTTTACACCATCGAACCGACAGCCCGTATAGGCCATCACGCTGATAATGACTGGCTGCCCCTGAACCATTGTTTGCCACAACGACATTCCCAGTGTCGCAGGCGCGACCGCCCAGGAGCCAGCCAGCGTCTGGTCGATATTAATCCCCCCGCCTGCGCCCGGCGTGCCAACTGTTACCAGGTCAGATAGCACCCTGCTTTCATTGGTGAGCACCAGCTTCCCGGCGGCGTCCCAGATGGCAAAGCCCCAGGCGGGCAAAGTTTGAGGGAAGATCGCAAAAATATATGCGGTGAGTGTGTGCGGCGTATTCGCGGCACCCACTGGCGTACCGGATGACACCCGAATGACTCCGCCAACCCGTCCGGCATGAGTAAACGTTGGCGCGGTGGTATTTGACACCCGGCAAAATGCGATTGCCGGATATGAAGGGTCGATCGGTATTTCTGCAACCGCCACACCATTGGCCCCAGAGTTCACCAGCACTTTCTGGTATAAACAAAACGGCGTTGACTGCGGTGTGACAAACGGGTTCCCGTTGTCCAGCACTATCATTGCCCCGTAATCAGCCATCTACGCTCTCTCCATAAAAACGACCAGTTCGCAGGCTGAAGCCGGGTAATTGCCGGGCCCAATTTCGCTGGCTGGCGAAAGCGAAATGGTATTTCCCGATGCCACAATTTGTCTTCCAACTTTTGTGCCGCCGTTATCAAGCGAAACCACATAGCCGAGTTTAAACCCGGCGGGCACCGGGAATGACCAGGCACCGCTGGCCTGCCCCTCCACGAGGGAAATCATGCCGACGACCGAAACCGGCTTGATGCCATAGTTATTAGGACGACCGCTGCCGTCCCACGTCTGCACGCCAAAAGCCATCAGTACACCCCGTCAAGGTAGCCAATCTGGACACGCAGAACTCCGTTAGCATCCCGCACGCTGATTTTCTGGTTGGTCTGCTTCATGGAACCCTGTCCCGGTACCGAGCCGTTATTCTCGAAATTTCCGCTTTTATCCAGTCGCCAGCCGACCGAGCCGGCAACATAACCATTGGACTGAATAAAATTACCGATTTTTGCGTTACTGATGGTACCGTCCTGAATGAACGTATCGCGGATAAACGTCTGCCCATTCTGGATTACGAAAGGCAGCGTAACGGCAGCGCCAGCCTGGCTCATCACCGCAAATCTATCGGCAAGAAAAATGACCTGTGACTGCATCCCGGACGGAGTATTTTGCACACCCAGACCCATCCCTGCCGCGTACTGCACGCCGTTCGAATCAACCGCCACCTTAATGCTGTACATTGCGTTAAGGTTGCCTGCCATGTCGGCTACCGCCTGAGAGCTGGCGGTGATGGCTGCCGACTGTCCGTTTACCGTCACCGTCAACGAGTTGATTTTCGTGGCTGACGCCTGTGTGAAGTTAGCAAGGGTCTCGGTCAGATCGGTCGCGTTTGAGATGTTGCCGCCAGCTGAAGCATCCAGCGTCACCAGTGCGCGAGCCACCGACTGACTGGCATCCGCAATGGTATTGTCAATACGGTCGATGCTGGCGCTGTTCCCGGCGTTCGTTGCTGTCTGCCGCCGCCGGCTGGTCACTTGAGCCAGGCTGTTCTGGATTACCGCGATGGCTGAGTTTTTAACGCCGGCTGTCATGCCGTCGAGCGTGGCCGCAGTTTCGTCAATTTTCACCGCCGCCGCGGCCAGACCGTCTGCATTCTGCTGTATCCCCAGAGCGGCCTGCTCAAGGTCATCAGCGTTCTGCTGCACATCCGCGACAATCCCGGCAATTTTTGCGCTGCTGTCAATCGCACTTTCAACGACATCCTTGAAAAGCGTTGTTTCCTTCATATCCTCGAGTATGGCTTCAGTGATATCTGAAACATCAATGCTGGCCTGACCACGAACCCAGTCGGTGTACCCCGATTCGTTGCCCGTTTTGTCGACCAGCTGCGCGCGGTACCAGAAAATTTGCCCCGCTTTCAGGCCCATCTGCTGGTAATTACTGGCCGGGTACGGCACATCTGCCAGCAGCAGCGCATCGTCCTCTGTCCCGGTCAGGCTGTACTGAATTTCCGTTTTCAGTGTATCGCCGGTGTTTGCAGGGAATCCCCAGTTAATCTCGATGCCAAACACGACGTTATCCGATGCGGTAAACCCAACTGGTTTAGGCGGGTTGCCGACTTTCCCGGTCAGCGCCTTTTCCTGAGAGTATCCCCAGCCGCTGGAAATTTCTGCCGCGTTGATCGCCCGCACGCGCACCAGGTAGCGCCCGGCATAAATCCCCGGGACGTCGAATGACGTCGTGGAGCTGCGCGGCACGTTAACCCAGTTCCCGTCGTTACGCCGCCACTGCGCCTCGTAAGCAATGGCGTTTTGCGCCTGGTCCCAGCTCACGCGCATGGTTTCGACGCTGATACCCTGCTGCACCACTGAGAACGAGCTGATCATGATGTTGGCCGGCGGCGCCTGGTTGCCTGGCGGTATCACACTGACCGGGCGCTGGTCGATGATTGCGCCGGTATCGATGCGGGCATATTTATCCGGATCGTGAAACGCGCCGGAAATGGTAAAAGTACCGTCATTGTTGTCACTGACGCTGACCACCCGGTACTGCTGGGCAAACAGCTCGTCAGATTCCACCACCCAGACACTATCCGCCTGCGGCGTTTCGCTGTAGGCAATGCTGACAGTGACAGCCAGGCCGTTAACCGCCTGGATAGTCCGGGCCTGTGACGCGCCGGAAGGAAGATTGAGAATGAGCCGATCGCCTGCCTTAGCATCTGGCACGCGATCCAGGGTAATCACCCGGCCATTAACCGAACTGATACGGCCGCCGGTAACCTTGCCGGAGAGCATTTCATCGGCGACGGCGATGATGTAACCCGGTTGCGGGATGTTACCGTCCAGGCCAACAGAGAACGTGACGATACGGTCCTTGTTGTTTGTTAGGATCCCCCAGCGCCCCTTGCGGTTTGCCTCGCTCTGCCGGGTGCAGCCGATGGCTGTCATCTCGAGCTGGTTAAACCCGTAGCGCGCGACCAGCGGTTGCTCAAATACGGGCTCCATGGCGTCAGCGTAGCCGTTGGCCGGGTCGGAATATGAGACCAGCGCCGTGGTGTAACGGGTCTTGGTGGTGCTGCTCGAGTAAACAAACTCGCCATTGACCACGTTGGCGCGGGTGTAGCTGTAATCGATATCGCGCGGCATGTCCGCCAGCGCCACGATCTGGTTGCCGCCCCAGTACGTCATGCCCCTGAAGATCGCGGCGAAATCGCGCAGCACCGTATAGGCTTCATTGCGATCCTGCACATACACGTTGCAGGTGTAGCGCGGCTCAACGCCGTTCCCACCCTTCCCGTCCGGTACCATCTGATCGCAGTACTGTGCGACCTGATACAGCGTCCATTTATCGATGTTCGCCGCCGTCAGGCGATGGCCCAGACCAAAACGATCGGCGACCACGATGTCGTAAAAAATCCATGCAGGGTTATCCGTCCACGCCCATTTAAACCCGCCCGTCCAGGTACCGGTATAAGTGCGCGTCACCGGGTCGTATGTGTCAGGCACGCGAACCACTCGCCCGGATGGCTCACAGGAAATCTGCGGGATGCTGCCGTTAAACTGGCTGGAATCGAACTCGATATACAGCAGCGCGGTGTTTGGATAACGCAGCTTTGCGTCGATCACTTCCGTGTAACTCTGCAGAGTCATGGTGTCGCCGATTTTTGCGCTGTTGGCATCCGCCGTTAATTTACGAAGGCGCAATGTCCAGGTGGTACCGGCGCGCGGCAGATCGATACGGTGGCTTCGCTCATAACCTGAGGTAGTTTTACCGGTTACCGCCGTGTTGATCACAGTCTGCCATGTGCCGCCGTCAGTCTGCAGGTCAACCGCATACGCAACTGAGTTACCCACCAGATCCCCGTCATCCTCCTGGCGGTACAGCGACGGCCATTTGATGCGCAGGCGAACGGCGGAAAGCTGGGTGTTGGTAAACGTGCGTGTCCACGCGGTGGCGCTGGAAACCTCCAGACCTACACTGATTTCGTTTTCCGAACCCGGCATGCCCTGAATATACGGCTGGGCCTGATTGCCCGGGCGAAACTCCCACGCGACGCCACTGAAATTCTGTGAGCCGTCAGCGTTTTCAATCGGGGTGCCATCCAGAAAAATATTCCTGCCTGTCAGCCCACCAGCAAATTCCCCCTCGCCTAGGGCAATCAGGATTTTCGCTTTTGCCACCGACTGCAGATCGTCCGGCTGTTCCGTGGGCGTGCGCTGCTTGGAGTCGCCGCCTTTGCGCCCTTTGATATGTTTTGCCATTTTTCGCCCATAAAAAAACCGCCAGGCGGCGGTAACAGTGAGGGAATAATCAGTGAAAGGTTATTGCTGATCTTCGACGTAAATACCTGCGGAAATAATCGCGCCACCAATACGGCGCTTACCATAGAGGACCGGAACCGGGTATCCCTGAGCGGCCGTGTTTGTAACGCCACCAAACGCATAGGAGGCACGGTTATCGGCGTCCTGTTTGCTGGCGAGTCCGGCGGGTTGAGGGGATAACATCTGAATAACTCCGCCTGCCATCAAACCAATACCAGCACTAACCATTGCTCCACCAACTGGAGAAGCCCAGCCGTAGGAAAGCCCAGTTACAATGACACCAACGACGACTAAAACGGCACCAAGAATTGTCTGTAGAACGCCTGCTTTCTTACTGCCAATTATTACAGGGACGATACGAATCACTTCTTTTGTTACTGGAAAACCAAGATCATCTACACCAATATTTTTTTTGCCAAGGAACACCGCATAGGTTAAGCCGCGACGCTGACTGGTGATCATAAATTGCTCAAAACCCTTGATCGTTGCGGCCAGAGCACGTGGAGCCTCATGAATAATGCTAATAAGTCGATGATGCGTTTTTCCAAAAGTCTTACCTAAAATACCGCTCAATTCTATTTCAGCCATTACTTCTTGCATGATTACTCCCAAAATAAAAAACCCACCATTGGTGGGTTGAGTGGTTAATACTTAACTCATTCTAACGGCAAGGGCTTTACATCTACATTCCCGCTTGGATCTGCAAAAAGCCGTACTGCTTTGGTTTCACCGGTTTTGAGCTGCACATAACTCCCGGCGGGTATTGCATCAGAAATGCAAAGTTTACCCTCACCTTTTATTGCAACACTCCATTCTCCTGCTTTTAATTTAAAAGTAGCTTTCTCTCCAGGATTAAGGATGGCCGACTTTTCATTATTGAGATACACGCCTGTATAACAACCGCTACCTAAATATCCCTTATCGCGAACAACAATAAGTGTTGAATCAGTGTCTGGTGTTTTGTTTTGATATTTCAATAATCTTTCATGTGGAGCTTGCTTCGCTTGGCTGGGAAGAACGGCTTCAGTTGCACACCCAACTAATCCAAACAATGCCGCTGCAAACAGAATTTTTTTCATATCCTTATCCCCTTTTGGTTTGGAGAAAGGTTAGCACAGAGACTTATGACGTAAAATCTTCATGGTTCGCTCAATCCAGTAACCGCCATAAGGCACCCGCTGGCTGAGGTGGCCAAAAAGGTGATGCAGCAGAATGTTGCCGGGCAGCAGAATCCCGGCGTGGTTCCACTTATTCGACTGGACCTGCATGATCACCACATCCCCCGGTTGTGGCGCGCCGGTGAATTCCCGGAAACCGCACTCGTACCATTTATCCTGGTAAAAATTATCCGGGTACTGGTCCTCCCACCACGGATAATCGACGCGGTAATCCGCCAGCTCGATACCGTACGTCTGGCGATAATAGCTCATCACCAGCCCCCAGCAGTCGTAAACGCCGAGAACAAACGGGCGTTCAAGCAGCGGAATTTCACCGCGCGGCATGATGGTGCGTAAATCGCCTTCCGGCCAGCTGACGATATGCCAGGGCAACGCACTAAGGTCGCATTGCGCCTTGTCCGTTTCGCTCGGCTGGGTTGTTGCGTCGGGATGGCTGTGCACGATGGCGGTGACCGTTCCCCAGTCCTCAGCAGCGGCATAGTCTTCCGGGCAAAGGACAAAGTTGTCCTCTGGGGTTGCGGCGAGGTTGCGGCAGGGGAAATACCTCTCCACCCTGCTTTTCTGCGCCACCACCCCGCAGCACTCACGCGGATATTCCGCCCCGGCGTGGGACATAATGGCAGCAATGGTTTTTTTACGCATATCAGCTCCGGATTAGCGATGTACCGGGGAAGCCGCCGAACGACAGTTCGTTACCTTTACCGAAGCGCAACTCGCAGGCAGTCATCGTTCCTGGGCACTCATCTCGGGACGGGTCGTCTACCGGATTATTGTTTTTATCGAAATAGCGCGTTCCGGCGTAATCACAGCCATCACCGGTACGGTATTTGTTACGGATACACCAGGTACACAGGGAATGAAGCTGCCGCGTCGGGATCATCAGTCCCTGCAAATCCATAGGGCTGGATAACGCGAACTCCACCACCTCACTGGTTTCTGAAGTTTTCGCGTCGATATACCAGACCTGCAGCTTTTCCTGCGTGGCGTCTGCTATAGGGTTTCCGCCGGGAAAGTTCCGCGCATCAAGGTACTGCGCCAGCGTGTCGTGGATGGTAACTTTGGCCTGCAGCAGATCGTCATACGCCAGGCACAGCGCGGTGATCGAGCCGTCCAGGTTGGCGACCGATAATTTCGGCTGTGCGCTGCTGCCACTGGTTGACGCTTCGATACCTTCAATCTGGCACGGCCAGGCTTTATATTCCTGACCCTGCCACCAAATGCTTTTGGCCGGTAGTTTTGATTCATCGCCGCCAGCGGCCACGATCTCCGCTTCTGTATGGGGAACGTTGTGGCTGTGGAAACGCAGCACTTCGCCGGTGCCGAACGCCGTGCCGTCGACAGAAAAAAGCCGGACTGCATTGCCCGGCTCAAGTTTCTGGTAATCGCTGTTTAAGCTCATGGTTTATAAGCCTGTTCAAAGGTTGCGGAAAGATTAAACAACCCGGCGCCAAGCGGTGTCGGTGTGTAAATATCGCAGCGGTAAAGCCCCAGCGGCTCAAGCGGTGGACGCCACTGAAACGACTTCACGCCCTGGTGCCGATCGAGAAAGTCCTTAATCGCCGCGATGTACGCTTCTGTCCCGGTAAACTGAAGGTTCCACTTTTGCGATCGGGGATTAATCCCGTCGCCGGATACCTGTTCGTATCCGTCACCAAATTTCGCGGTGCGGCGGCGGAACGTTACCTCCTGCTCAGCGTTGATGCGCGGACACCAGCTGAACGTTTCTATAGCCATCAGCGGCCTCCTTTGGCCATATTCCAGACTGCACCGCCCGGCGAAATGTCCCGGCTAATCAGCTCGCGGTATCGCCGATCGACATAATTACCCACCTCGCGCCCGAACTGTTCATAGCCGCCAGTCGACTGGCTTTGCGTATTTCCGTTGCTATCTATATGGATATTGACCTGTGGCGCTCCGCCACCCGCCGGCGCGACGCCACCATTTCCCACAGCACGCACACCAAGCGAACCATCGGCGGCGCGGGTCAGCGGCATGATTGCCTCCGGCCCGGCCTCCCCCATCAGTCCGGCACCTTTGGCGAACGCAAACAGCGTCGGAGAACTGACAACGGAATTACTGTACTGGCTGAGATCGGCGGAAGAGTAGACGCCGCCTTTTGCGTTGAAATCAATGGTTGAGCCGTAGGACTGAAGCGCGGTACCGGAACTGACATGCGCTGCGCCGGATGCTGGACCGCCAAACAGTGAACCGATAGAGCTGACCGCATTGGCGATCATCATGTTCACCATCACCTGTTCGATGATTTTCAGAACGCTGATACCCCAGTCTTTCCAGCTCGCTTTGTTGCCGTTGAGCATGTCGACGATGTTACTGCTGATACCGGAGAGCGCGCTTTGCATGGCGTCAGCCGCCAGCGTTGCATAGTTCGTGGAGTCATCCACCCAGTCGGCGAGCCCGTCCCGCGCGCCGGTTACCCAGTCAGCCTGCAGCGCATCAATTTGTTTGTAGTAATCCTCCTGGATTTCCAGCCGTTGAGCCTGTGCATCATTTAAAGCCTGCGTTCCGCGATCATAGAACGTCTGGCTGATATCACGGGCCTGATACTGCTTTTGCAGTTCCCGCTGCTGGTCAAGGTAGTCTCGCTCAATACCCAGGCGCTCACGGAGCCGCTCACGCCGCCTGTTGCCGAGTCCGGCACCCTGAATATCCACGTTCAAATCCGCGCGGGCATTATCGTTCTGCGCCTGCAGGCCAGCGACGTATGCCGCCACCTTCGCATTTTCTTCATTGGCTTTTTTCAGCTGGTTGAGCCGGTCCACTTCCTGCGCCAGTTGCTGAAGCCGGACTTTTTGGGCGTCGTTAATCCCGGTGAGCTTTCCCTCCGCCAGATCGAACTGCAGTTTCTGCTGCTCGGTCACCTCCGCCGTTTTTTTGCCGGTGGTGTCGATAAGGGCAATCTGGCGCAGGTAACCCAGCTCCATGGATTTGAACGCGCTTTCCAGCTTTTTGGCGCTGGCATCGGGCGTCACCTTGCCGTTGGACTCGCCCGGTGCAAGGGAGTAGTCACCCGTTCCGGTAACGGGCAAAGTTGTTGAGGAAATCACGGGCGCTGCGCCGGCAATAGACTTCAGGCGCGCACGCTGCGCCAGCAGTTCGTTCAGCTCTTTCTGCTTCCCTTCCGTATCCATACCGATACGGTTTACGCCCGCCAGGAAGCCCTTGTCGTTAAGGTCAGCCTCAAGATTTTTAATCCTGCGATCGATCTCATACAGTGATGCATTGGCGGAGAGCTTTTGCCCACCCTGGTAATTGTAAATAAGGTTGCCTAATTCATGGGCAGCCTTCCCCAGCCAACCGACGAGAGAGGCTATACCGCCCACCATTTCCGCCAGACCCTGCATGATTTTCGGATCGGTAAAAACGGACCTGAGTTCACCCAGTCCTTTCTGAAGAGGTGTAAGATCAACCCTCGCCAGCCCTGCAGCTATTTCCAGCTTCAGCCCCTGCGCCTGCGTCTCCATGTCCTCAAAAAGGGAGTTCACTTTGACCAGGTCATCGATGGATTTTGGATCAGGCGCGACGCCGTATTCCCGCGACAGCCTGAGAAACTGCTGAAGCTTCTGGCTGTTGTTATCAAAAAGCGGCAGGAGTTTTGACAGGTCATTACCCAGGCTTTCAAGGATGGTGATCTTCTCAGCGTTGGTACCCACTTTTTCCAGCGCACCGGCGATCGCCAGTAACTGTTTATCAGGCGTTTCCGTGGAAAGCTTCTTCGCAGAAAGACCCAGCGCATTCAGCGCGTCAACAGCTTCACCCGACTGGTTAAGGACCGCATCACCAATCTTATCGCCAATATCCTTGAAAATATCAGCCATCTGCTCGCCTGACACGCCCGCTTTCTGCGAGGCGAACTGCCAGGCCAGCAGGTCCTGGGTGGACATGCGCAGGGATTTTGCGAGCCGGTCAGTTTCGGCGATCTGCTTTGAGGTGGTTTTTAACAGGTTGATACCCGCCACGCCTGCAGATACCGCAGCCGCTGCGGCAATGGTGGCCATTGACCCGAGCGCAGCACCGGCAAGCCTGACATCCTGCTGAACACGGCGGCGCCAGCTTTCAGACTGACGCTCCGCGCGGTTAAGTCCCGCAGCAAAGCCACCGATATTGGCAATCAGGTCAATGGTCAGGGTTCCAAGCGATCTGGCTGCCATACCGTCTCCGTCAGTGTTTAAGACCAGGTCCGCATGGCCTCATCAAGCGTGACGGGGCCAGTGGTGGTCGGTGTTTTCGTAAAGTGCAGGGTGAAATCCGTGACGCTGAAAGGCGGCGTATCTTTGCCGCGATTCACGTTGGCAATGGTGCTGGAGACCATCCCGGCGGCCCATTCCGTGCGCAGCATCGGGTTAAGGCTCCCGTAACGCTCACGGTATTTCACCCAGATCTGGAATTCCCGGAAACTCAGGACTTCCTGAGCCTGCGCGATGGTTTGCCCGCCGATACCGTTGAGGACGAGCTCGCACCAGAATTCATCGTCGGCGCTGAGTTCATCTTTCCCAGATCGTTAACCTCCTGGATAGCCACCAGCAGGGCAATGGTCAGCGCGCCATCCAGCGCACCGCGCTCCGGGTCCGCCTCACCGGTAATATCCGCTGGCGTGAATACCGGCTTGCCGTTCTCATCGCAGACGGATGCGGCGATTCGCCCCGCCACACCATCCACGCGCCCGTTTGCCGCCATCACGTCCGTCATGGCCGAGTGGTAGCCCAGCGGGCGGATATAGACAGTGGCGCTGAATTCTGCTTCGCCCTGCCGCCAGGTAATTTCTTTTTCCACCGGGCGGCCGGTGAATGCCCCGGCCTCTTTCAGTGAATCGAGTGTCAGTTTCATTAATCGCTCGCTTTAGGTACCCAGACCGACGCGCCGGAACGCTGGATGGTGGCGGAAGTGGTCACCACCGTGTTGGCGGAGAAGTCGAAGGGGAAGTCAGAGACATAGCCACGGAAGACAAACCAGGTGCGGCTGTCCGGCAGCGTCAGGCCATCCACTGCGCCCGCTGCGCCCTGTGCGGCTGCCGTCGGTGATGCAGTGCCGTCAGACCAGCCCACGGCGAACGTCAGCTCTTCGTGGTCGTCTGAGTTTGCCAGGTTGTGCAGCATGATGTGGCTGGCATTTTCCGGGTCAGCATTCAGGCCCACCGTGGCCTGGCCGGGCGTGCGCAGGCCGACCTTATAGGTGCGGCTGTTCCGCTCAGAAAGACAGGTGTCTTCAATCTGGTCCGCCGGGTTGCCGCCCGGTGAAAAACTGGTGATGCATTCGATTTCACTTACCGCGCCCTGGGCGAGCACAAAAAACTGAGTGCCTTGCGTCAGTACAGACATGGGTTTCTCCGTGCATAAAAAAAACCGGCACAGGGCCGGTGTTGTGGGGTTATCGCTTCACTATCCAGTCGACATCGAAGGAGTAGCGGTAGCGCCTTGTTTCAGTGTCTCTTTCCTGTCCGCCCCAGCGCGTGATATGCGCGTGCGGCTCAATGGCATCCCGCAGCGCGGTGGCCACGGCAATCACTTCATCCGGGGTATCTGCCCAGGCATCAACCTGTAGCGCCCAGGTATCCGCATCAGGGCGCTGGCCGAGATAGTTCTCCGGCGCGCCGCTCACGTTCTGCCAGACGACATAGGGGTAGATGACGTTATCGTCCTGCTGTCCGAACGGGTAAAGCCGCACCGGCGAATCGCCAATCAGCGCCCTTACCGCCGGACTGGATGCACAGACGGAAAAAAGAGGTGCAATCACGATCCGCCTCCGCTTCGCCGCGCACGCCGCAGCGCCCGGTCGATGCTTTTTTCATATTCGGTGGTGAACGTGGCGATCACCTCCTGCATGCGTGATGTTGCCGCCGCACGCACCAGGGGCTTAGGCGACATTTTTTCGGTACCAAACTCCAGCAGACGCCAGTGCGGCGTGGGTGCATCCGCTGCGAGGCTGGGATTCTTTTTAAGCTTCGCGCCCTGCAGAATGCCTATTCTGAAGCCGGGGTTTCCGGTCTGTTTAAACAGTCTGCCGTTCCAGCGCAGCGCCGCGTTATCCGCAATGCTTCGGGCCGTATGCGGGTCGTCAAGACGCAGGGCATTGGCCTTAATCTGGTTCACAATAACGTTACCGGCCTTGCGCAGCGCGGCGCGTCCGCCCTTTCGCTTCAGGTCGTAATTTACCTCGTTAAGTTTCTGCTTCAGCGACTCAATACCGGTGATCTGAACTTCAATACCGTCAGCCATCGTTTACCCCCCGTGAGCATGGCAGTGTCAGATATTCCCGGCCGCTTTTGTCATCTTCCAGCACGCCGGTGATATCGTAGATCCGCCCGCGATGTACGATACGATGTTTATCCGTGACATCATCGCGCCAGCGTATGGTGATGCGCGTGGTGACTTCATTCTGCCCGGCCTGCGCCGCCACAAAGTCGCGCGCTGAAAGGTCGGTGACATTCGCCCACAGCTCAGCTACGTCCGCCCAGCCGTTGACGATCGCGCCGGTGGTCGAGCTCTGTGTTTTAACTGGCTTCTGCAGGGTCACCCGCTTGTTCAGTTTTCCTGCCTGCATGGTTACCCCCGGGGCTTTCCGCTCAGATAGGTCTGCGGCATTAACCCGTCGTCACCCTCATCATCGACCATCGACTGGTAAATCACGGCAACCAGGGCTTCATTTGACTCCGCCAGGCGGTTTATCGCGGCGGTCTGTTCCATCTGCGCTTTCGCCTGTGCCTCCAGCGCTTTCAGCAGTTCGTTTACCTGTTGCTCGTTCATAGGCAATAGCCATCCATTTTTTCAGCCACTCGCGGCGGCGTTCGCAACCTGTGCAGGCCATCAGTGCCACCGCCGGTGTCGTATCAGCAGCGCTTCAACACCCAGGGGTGTTTCTGTAAGGCCCGGGGCAGCTGCTTCGCGGTTGGCATACCAGTGACCAATAAGGAGGAGCATTGCCGCCCAGATACCGGAAGTAAAAAGAACCTCACGGGGAGGTTCTTCATCATCAGAAGCCGGTGTCAGAGATTCCACCAGTGCGCCGTCGCAAAACTTTTCGACATAATCGACAGCCGCAGCGGTATAGGCCGCAATAAGCGCATCTTCAGTGTTGCCATCAACCCTCAGGTGCGTCTTTATCAGCGTCATCTGTTCCGCGCTTATTTCCACTTTTTCCCCCTGTTTTGGCTCTGGCCGGAGCAGCTTCAGCTTTTTCCGGTTCGGTTTTTTCCGGCCCGACTTCTTCTGCCAGATGCAGTTTCACCAGTGCTTCGCCGATTTCTTTCTTAACCACGCGGGTTTCGCCCTGGGATACCGTTCCAAGGTGATAATGCGAGAACATACGGAGAGCTTTAATTTTCATGCGTTAAACGCGGCCATTGCTGACCGCGCCCTGCTGTTATTGACCGGAGGAAACCGCAATGTCACCGGTGACGATGGCTGCGGGACGGTAGTGCGCCAGCGCCAAGCGCTCTTCGCACAGGATGGTCAGCATGTTTTTAACGAAGTTATCGCGATCCTGATTGCTAATCTCGATGGTGGCATCCATGCGGTCCCACACCTGAGACGCCAGGCCAAACGCGCCAACGGTGAATTTGCCCGCCGTCTGCGCCGTGGTCGACACCACCGGCAGCCCCCAGAGCACTTTCGAGGCGAATGCCTGCGGGCCACCAAGAATATAATTGCCGTTAGCGTCTTTCAGCAGCGCGATGCGGTGCCAGTCCGCCGGGTTAAGTACGATGCCGTCGGCTTCGAACTCACTCAGTGACACCTGATAGATGGCATGCGCCAGAACATCAGCACCGGTATCCCCGGTCGCGTTGAGTGCGGTTTCGTAGTCGTTCGCCACCACGTTCAGCCCCTGCAGGTTGTCGCCGGTGCCGTCCCCGTTCAGCATCTGATTCTCTTCCACCAGCGCCAGGCCATACATCATGCGGGAATTGATGTATGACTGCAGCGCCGGGGCATCATCCATGATCTGCCGCGATGCCTGGATCCAGTGAGCAATGGTTTTCACGTTCGCCGTTTCTTTGGTGAAAGTGATATTGCTCTCTGGTTTCAGGGTGCCTTCAGCAACCGGCGCAGCAGCGTTGGTGAACACATTTTCACGCACATATTCCAGCGCGTTACTGGTGATGCGCCCCTGCGCCAGCAGGTCACGAACGGTCAGACGGCGCAGGCCCGGCATCAGGATACCCGGCTGCTGCTGAGGCAGAACCAGTGCGCCGGCGGAGTTGGCGCCAGACCCGATCGCTTTATCAAAGCTGGTGACTTTCGCTTTGGTGCGGGAGCCGTCCCAGCCTTTCATCAGGTCTTCGGACACGCGCTCTGCAAAGGACTTCTGTGCAGTCTGCTCGGGTGAGTTGCCAGCCAGCTTCTGCTCAAGATCAAAAAGCCGGGTGCCGGTGGTCTTCAGTTCGTCCTGGGCTTTTGCCAGATCGGCCTGAAGCTGTTTGTTGATTTCACCGTTCTGGTTGATGGATTTACGCTGTTCTTCGATGAGCTCCTTAACTTCTTTCTGGGAGTTCTCGATCGCTTTTTCCAGTACAGATAATTCAGACATGTGTTACTCCGTTATGGCGTCCGCAGGTTAGCGGCAAATGAGGTAATGCGCTGTGCCAGCGCGTCAATGTCGCCGCTGCCGAACTCGCTTCGGCCTGCGGACTTAACACGGGCGATAAACGCCTGTGCTTCAGAGCGTGAAAGCCCGACTGAATCCCTCAGCCAGGCTTCTGCGTCACGAATGGTTTTAATGCCGTCGATACTCTTCATGGCGGTTACACCCGCCAGCTCGTTGGCCGGGAAAGTGCAGACACTGATTTCCCGCAGGTAAGAAATGTTTTTGAAGATGAGGCCGGACGATCCGACGGTGTAATCATCGGGCCCGACGGAAAATCCCACCGACATACCCTCCACGGTGCCGTGTTTCATCGCCGCTTTCAGATCCTCAGACAGGCTGAGGCCTGGTGTGAGTTGCCCCCGAACAAATAACCCTTTTTCATCTTCATGCATGGAATCCCATTTACCGACCGGGATAGCGCGCGTCTGGTGGTTAAAGAACATCGCCACCTTGCGACTCTGGTTAGCAACCACACCTGCGAAAGCACCGGGCAAAATAATGTCGCCATCAGCGTCCGTGTTATTGAAAACCGAGGCATACCCTTCAAACGTTCCCTTGCTGCCGTCGCCGGTGAATTTGATTTCGGTCTGGTCGAATGCCAGCGTCTTGTGAATATCAGGCATTGAAGCCCCCATAAAAATTAAGCCCCTCCAGTGAGGGGCCTTGTGTTTGTTCCGAGATCGGTGATTGGTATGTTCTGCGACTGTCGTGTCGCGACGTCACCACCAGGCAGCGGCGGAAGGTTATCGAGCCTGCGCACTTCGTTAACAGTACGAATACCGGTATTGACCATGATCTGCATAAATGCGGCACGACTGGCAGAATCACCACGTAACAGACCGTCGAGATTATGCTCAGCGTGCAGCCTGCCCTGATCGCTCTCCTTAACAAGCCACCGCTCAATGCTGTATTCCCAGCGATCGAGATAAGGTTTCAGGGTGTACTGTAGAAAACCAAGATTCTGCTGCTCGATGCCGCTACCCCATGATGTGGTTTTTTCAACGTCCCCCACCAGATGCGGCGGTACCCCGTAAAAACGCGCCAGTTCGGCGACCTGGAATTTACGCGCTTCAAGCATCTGCGCGTCCTGCGGTGAGATGCCGATAGGCTGTGTGGTAAATCCGCTTTCGAGGATCCAGAGGCGTTTTCTGACCGGGCCACCGGCAATCTCTTTAAAGTTTTCCTCCAGTTGCCCGCGCTGCTCTTTGGTCAGCACCTTGCCGTCAGTCATCAGGATTTGTGGTGACTTCGCGCCATTGGCGAAAAACTCCCGCTGGTTGTCTTCCATTGCGATCGCCACGCCTGCGGATTTGGCGCTGAACGCCAGCGGCGACAACCCGACCAGCCCGTTAAAGCCAAACCCTTTGAGATGGAATATTTCCTTTGGGCTGAAATCGACATATTCGCTGTCACGCCGGTACCGGTAGATAACATTCTTACCGTTGTCGCTGAGCCGGACATCCATATTGGCGCTCATCAGCGGCAGCATGCTGATCACATCGCCGACGCCGTTGCGCTCTACATGCGCGTAAGCATTGCCGTAGGCGCAAAGCTGCATAGTCATGGCCTCGCGGAACTCAAGCGCAGTCATAAAGTTATTGGGCCGAAAGCGCAGAAGTCTGGCTAACGGATTATCGTTGCCAGCCTTGCTACGCTTATCATCCACGGTTTCATAAACATCCAGAGGAAGGCTGGCGGTCACCGTGGAGATAAGCCGGATACAGGCCCAGACGGTGCTGATCTGCATATTCCGTTCATCGGTCACCACCGATTCGCCGACGGTTCCGTGTGCTGATGTGCCCGCCATCTGCGAGCCCTTATCCGGCGAAACGAGTCGCCCGCCGGTCAGGATAGAGGCCATGCGCGCCCAGAATGGCGAGCGTGTCCGCAGGTCAATGCTGTAGTCGGTATCTGCCATGCTAGATGCTCAGGAAGTTGTAGATAAAATCGTTAACGTCACCCTGGTCTTCCACCTCATCACTCGTCTGCGCGCCGATGGACATTGCCAGCGCGACCATGCCATCGATACGCCCGCTGGATTTACCCTTCACAAACTTCCGGTTTCCTGCGGGATCGGTAATAACGGTGGCGTTTTTGGCGCACATTTCGAGGATGGGATGATTACCATGTTTCAGTTGCGCGCCGAGCAGCTTCGCTTCCAGCTCTCTCAGCGCAGGTGACATGGAAACAAAGCCCTGCCCGAACTCAACAAAGCGCTCAAGCTCCGCTTCGGAAAAACCAACGTCAACCAGATGCGGGCGCAGGAAGCGCATGTTATATCGGTCAAACGCCAGGGCTCTGACGTTGCATATGTCGAAAATTTCCCGGAGAACCTTAGCGATGTAGGCATATTCAATTGCCTTACCAGGCGTGGTGTTCAGCCAGCCCTGTTTCGCCCAGATGTCATAAGGCACGCGATCGTTACGCGCCTTGTCCGCAAGCCCTTCCTCAGGCAGCCAGAACTTACAGTGCACATCGCCCTGAGTCGTATTCAGCACCAAAGCCGTCAGGTCGGAAACGCTGGAGAGATCAAGCCCGCCCCAGACGGTAGCGCCCACCAGTTCGCCAGGCTCCTCTTTGTTCATGTGCCATACGGTCTGGCTGACGAACGGGCTTTTTGCCTCCACCCGCCGGTTTAGCACAAGGTTCTCAAACTCGGCCTGGCGCGACGGCAACCGCTTCGCGCTGGCGGCCATGTCCAGCACTTCTTTCTGATTCATGAACACATCGAAAGCCGGGTTTGCCAGCCGGATGGCTTCAACAGAAAAAGGATCAATATCTTCCGGTGCGGTCTGCAGCCTGACCACTGTGCGTGGGTCAGCACCGGTCAGCCCGTCGTCAATTAAAAGGCTCAGCAGATCGCTGGCATCGGGTGCCTGTGTACTGATAATCACAGAGATCGGGTTTTCCTGAGCCGCGGTTGCCGTTTCCAGTGCCTCATAAAGCGCATCGCGCGGCCCCCGTACCTGCCCCAGCTCATCGTGGGCGACAAATCGCGGCGAGAAACCGTAGGCCGTGGTGGCTTCCGCACTCAGTGCGCGGTAATAGGATCCCAGCTCAGGGCAATGAATTTCTTTGGCTGAGTCCTTAATCGCGACGTACTGCATCAGTACCGGATTCATCCGGCACATCTTTGAAGCCAGGTTAAAAAGGATTGCAGCCTGATCGCGTGACCGTGCTGCTGAATAAAGCTGGGAGTTAGGTGCCGCTTCCGGCCCGACCAGGTAAAGCAGCATCAGCATGGCGGTTTCCACCGTCTTGGCATTTTTTCGCCCCCTGCTGATAATCGCGCGTCGGGTGCCGTGCTTGTTGTCAAAGATAGCCCTGAAATCGTCCTTCATGAACGGGGCCATCTTCAGCCGCTGCCCGACGAACTTGCCTTCAGGGATCAGGATATTCTGCTCACACCAACGAATGTTTCGTTCAGCCCGCGTAAGGGTCTTTTTAACCATCAGTTAATCAGCCTTAATCAATTTCCCAGGGCTTCTTCTCCCGCGCCAGGTTGTTATGCGCCCGCCCCACTGTTTTCGGGTCGGCGGTAGCCTGGCGGGTGATCCGCAGACGTGTTGCCAGAGAAGACGCCGAGCGCACTTCGCGTTCCCGCATCGTCAGTAACTTGTCGTAGCGCTTCAGGCCATCATCACGGGCCAGCCACTCCAGTTCAAACTCTTCGATCTGGGTGGTGAGCAGCCGTGCCTGCACCACATGACGGCAGTACATCTCCAGCATGTCGCGGTGCGTTTCGGTGAAAGAGCTGGCCGGGTTGTCGTTCACCAGCCTTACCCAGACATTGATCTCCGGGTCGCTGAGGTGCAGCGACGGCTGCAGCCTGCTTTCAGCCAGAACTGGAAGCGAGACAGCCGACGTCGCGGCCAGAGATTTTCTGCCTCGCTGAGCCATCATTTTTCCTTTTTTTCTGGACGTTTTTAAAAAGAAACGGGGGAGCGCGGTCTTTAAGATTTTGCCGCCAGAGTTTTACCCCTCCCCCCCCCTGCCAGCGCCTGTATGGTTTCGGTTACCAGATCACCCGACCGTCACTGTCGAATTCGGTCACCGTTCCACCCTTCTCCATGCGCTGCTTAACCGAGTCGTGGCAGCGCTTGCACAGCGACTGAAGGTTATCCGGGTCATGAAAGAGTGCCTCATCTCCCTTATGCGGGGTGACGTGGTCAACAACAGTTGCCGCAATCACCTGATTGCGTCTGAGGTGGAACTCACAGAGTGGTTGCTTCTGAAGCTGGTGATAGCGGAGCCGGTACCAGCGCTTGGTGTTATAGAGGTGGTGCCAGGGTGAATTAGAAGCCATAAAACTACTTCCGAAAATGCAGTAAACCGCCCGGCTTCAGTGCGTCCTGTATGGCATCGTTCACCACCAGCCTGACACTGGTCTCATTGATGCAGCTTGTTTCAGCATCTTGCGCCTGCCTGTCTTCAATGCACAGATTGTCAGGGAAGTATTCAGGGATGCCATGCACTTCAGCGCGTACACCATAGCGATCGTAAGTCGCAGAACCAGCAGCATGCTCCAGTCTGTAACCATCATCACTAATAATGACTCGCAGCTTATGCATAACATTCTTAAACGGTAAGGGTTTCATGGTGGTTTCCTTTTAGATGTAAGCCTGTCGCACGGGGCAGTCGCCCGAGAGAAACGGTTTTCCTAGGCTCACGACTGAAAGACTCTCTTTGGTGCGCGTACGAGGCGCATAAAAAAGCCCCGCTAGTGCGAGGCTAAAAAATGCAACTATGACAAATAGTTGCCGCTTACGCTTGTTACTACAGCATTGCTAACCATACTCAAACTTCCTTTAGCACAGGAAACAGGCACCACCGCTTGACCCTTTTCATTGAGAAAATAAAAAGTGCGAAATGCACATGCCATAGACAATTCCGGTTCGCCCTCTTGATGGGGGCGTTTTTTTGCTTTACAGAGCGTCAGCGTGAATACAGAACATCACCAGGTGCGTTCGTAAACGCGCCCCAGGTTGGTCATTTCACGGCGTTGTAGTACGCCTGCCAGCGGTACTTGTCGAGTCGCAGCTGGCGCAGGCATTCTGCCGTTTCGATATCCGCCGGCAGGTCTTCATCGCTATTGGTACCGGCATTACTTGCCCTGCACGGTTCCTGCATCAAATCCGCTGATGGAGTTGGCAGCGTCGATGGCACGCTGGCGCAGCCGTACAGACTCATCATCAAAATCACACCTGGTACGATCCGGAGACTGAACATATTTCACCACGTCACGGGTTATGGTCCGGTAAATCACTCTGGCTTCGGCATTTGCCACAGCGGCTTTCTTCTCTACCGGCTGGATGGCTTTATTGGCCTTATCTTTCTTATCCGCCGCCAGCGCGTTGACATGGTCGGCGTGGGCATTCCATCCGGAACGCCAGGCGATAAGCGTCGTCGCCGAGAGACTGACCACCAGCGTCAGCAGAACATATCGCCACTTCATACCAGCGCACTCCGCGCCCGGTTGTAGCGCAGACGGCGGTCTTCAATGCCGTTATGGCCACCATTGATAATCTGTGTGACGCGCGCCAGGTCGCCGGAGTAAAGCAGGCATCCGCTGGTAGCAAAAAACCATGCTGCCGAACGCGCCGCGTTACGCTCCTGCTCCAGCAGCTCAGGGCTGGTGACCAGGTCGAGTTTCAGCGCGGTACCGCATTTTGTGTAATTTGCCTGCCCGGTGATTTGAATCAGGCCCCGCCCGCGATATTTCCAGCCATCGCCGGCTGCTTTGTTGCCCAGGCGTTTGCTGTATACCAGGTTGGCAATGGCGCGTTGGCGTTCCAGCGGTAACGCTTTTTCATAGGAGCGGCGGCCCAGCGCGTTTGCCTGGTCCTGTGTGAGCCGCCCGGCGCGGACGAAATTCGCCAGGCCTGCAACGCTGTAGTTCATGCTCTCCACCAGCCGGGAGAAACTCACGGATTCATGCCCGGTCTGGGCGATAAACATCGCCTGGTCTGCTGGCGCGGTGATTCCGAATTCTTTCATGGCCGCATCGATGTGCGGAAACCAGCGCGCAGCTAATCCGGCGCTTATACCAGCCGCCAGCTGAAATTGTGATTGTTTCATTCCGGCCTCAGTACGTGGAAGATTCGCGCGACGTTGCCCCGGGCGCGGAACACGGCGGCGCAGATGATTAAGTTGATGGCGACCGTTGCCCAGTGGGTTTGCAGATAGGAATCGAACAGGTACCGGAACGGCACCGATGCATACGCCAGAATTATCAGGTAGGCCAGCCATGATGCCCACGGGTTATGTCGCCCGCCTGGCTTACGGAACATCATCAGGCGAAGAACAATGGCGGCACAGGCCACCACGTTGGTCAGCACCAGCGGATCGTTAGTTACCATTGGTTCCCCCTCTCCAGCGTGCCAGCAGCTTTAGCGGGTCCTGTTCACTGAAAAACGTCAGCGTCTTGATGGCCACTGCAGACAGCATTACCGCGCCGAGCGCGTCCAGCGGTTTATCGGCATAGCCGGTTATGCTCGCCAGCCACGACCCCACCAGCCCGGAGCCATAGACACCAGCGAAATACGAAACAACGAAATACGCGGAGCGGCGAAAAATCGTCAGGTCTGCAGCGGTAGCCACATAGAAAACAGCCCCGGCAAATGCGCCGAACACAACACCGTAATCAGTGCCGGTAAGTAGTCCATAAATGCTGGCACCAGTCAGCGCGCTACCTGCGGCCGCGGTACCGGAAGAAAAAGGTTCGGACATTACGCCCCCTCGTTAGTGGTGAGTCCTCTCAGGAATGAGGGGAAATAAAAAAGGCCCACCGAAGTGAGCCTTTAAAATCTTTAATGAATTATTTACATGTGAAAGCTGGCGGTAACGCAGGAGAAAGATTGCTTCGGCATGAAGGACACCAGGACTGAACGATATGTCGACCATCCCCCATGTCGCGAAAACCAAAATCTTCCTGTTTATAGAAAACGTGATAACCAGCTTCTACTGAGCATTTAGGGCATGATTTGAATTGCTGCCCTTCATCCTCAGCGCTTAACGACTCGTGTAACGATCCAGAGCAACCACAGCAAATATCCATACATATCTCCGTACAGTGCAGTCACTCTATAGCTATCAAAGAAAGGAGTAGCTCAGACTGACGAAGATCAAAGAAGGATAAGCGTTGTGTCTTTGTGACCACTCTTATCACGATACATAAAAAAATGCGGACCGCACTAATGTTTTTTCCAAAAGAAAAAGATAACTTACTTCTGGGAAAACTATGAGAGAAGCATCCATGACAAAGACAGGAATCAAAGATACTAAAACTATTGAAGTAAGCGATGCTAGAAGATGCTTCGTTGTAACACCTATTGGCCCTTCAGAGTCCGATATTCGTCGCAGAGCTCAGGGAATTCTAGATGCTGTAATTAAGCCAACTCTAAAAGCCAAAAATTTTGAAGTTTTCGTTGCCCACGAAATTTCAGCTCCAGGTTCAATTACTAAACAAGTATTAGAGCACCTTCTTCAAGACGAGTTGGTTATAGCCAATTTAACTGATCTTAACCCTAACGTAATGTATGAACTGGCAGTGCGCCATGCTAAACGTTTACCTGTAGTTACTATTGCAGAGGATGGAACCTCCTTGCCATTTGATATCTCAGATGAAAGGACTTTATTCTACAAAAATGATATGGCCGGTGTTTCAGAATTGGGTCCAAAGCTAGAAATTGCTATAGAGGAAGCGGTTAAAGATGAGTTTCCGGATAATCCAATTTACAGAGTTACTCAAGCGATTATTATTAAAGACTCAACTGAGACTGGCTCGGCAGAAGAATATATAATAAGCCGATTGAATTCTATGGAAGATACTATATCAAATTTCGTTAAGCAAAATTCTTCGACAAAAGAACAAACAGCCCCACTCAAGACAGGATGGAAATTATTAATCAATCCAGATCAAGGTAGGTTAGATAAATTTATTTTGAATTTGAAACGAAGTCTTTTTGTTGCTAGCGTGACCGAAGGCGAAGCTAATACTGAAGGTTTGATGTTATATTATGTCGAACCAAAAAACATTACACTTTCTAAAGATTACATATTAAGAATTGCTGAGGAAAATGAAGTGTCTATAAGTAGCATTCTACCAATAAGGTTTTTGAGCTAATTGTAGCGGGCACCATATATCCTGGTGCCATTTAAAAATTAATTATCCATATCTAATGTTACTTCCAGCATGGCAAGGCAACCATCAACAAAGCCTTCTGCCATCTGTATTTCAATACGGATTAGCTTCTCATCTTTCTTCCTTGCGCGCGCAATACCACGTTTTGATATACCATACAGGTAATGAGCCACCAGTAATGAATGCTCATACGGCTTTTTATTTTGCAAACGCGCCAAGCAGCTTTCAATGATCAGCCCATCATCATCAGTGCAGGACAACCGGGGCTTACCTGTAGGTGGTAGCAGTCCTTTAAAGCCAGCAGCAATATGTGAGTAATCGACCCCGGAATTATCGCTCGCAGCCCAACCGCCCCACCGTTCCAATACCAACTGAATATCGCGCATAAATTTCTCCACTAATTACGCCAGTGCGCCAATGGCAAGCGCCCGGTCTAATGTCTTCAGCAGCAGCTCCGGCTGCGTGCCGTATTTGGCTTCAAATGCCCCTACATCCGCATGAAGTTCATCGTGGTGCGTTCTGCACAAAGGCAACACGAATAGGTCATGGGCTTTGGTCCCCATTCCGCCCTGTCCATATCCGATCAGGTGGTGGGGATCATCTGCTGTTTTGCCGCAGCACGCGCACGGCTGCGATTTCACCCAGCGGGTGTACTTCTCGTTCTGCCAGCGGCGGCGCTTCGGTCGTAACATGAATGACTCCGGCGTCTCAGGGTCAACCTTCAGCGCCAGCACCTGTTTTACTGCTTCCTCTATCATGCTGGTGGCCGGGACCGAAGGCATAATGTCCGCTTCGCGCGTTACCGACTGGATAACCTGCGGCGGCATACGCATCGCCTGGCGCGCGACTGACTCCGGGATCACGTGTGCCAGCGAGTTAAACGTCAGCCACCAGCACAGCTCCGGCAGAGTTACCGCGTGGGAATCATCGAACCCCAGCCCGCGCCGAACCACCGACAATACCCAGGCTACCAGGTTTGCCCGCGCAATGCCCGCCAGTTCGTCAGTAAAATGGTCCCGCACTTTGTTGTCACAGGACCAGCACAGCCGCAGCGCGCCGGGGGCATGGCGCATGGTGACCATTTCGTGGTGGTGATAGCTGGCGTGGGGATACTGGCATCCGGTTTCACGCAGCAGCCAGGCTTCCAGGCTCGTCAGCCCCCCAGCACGCAGTATTACTTCGGGGTGTTCGAATACAGGCACCATAACCGGATCTTCCGCCAGTGGCTGGCGTGCCGCCGGGATTTCACCAGTTGGCAGGTCAGCCAGGCGATCCGGTTCGTTCTCCAGCAGGATGCGACCGCGACAGAAGTGCGGTAGCAGATCCTGCCCTGGTCGGAACATAACCACACCCAACTCACGTACAACCACAGGATTAAGCAGCGCCCTCATGCCACGCTCCCGACTGCTTTACGGAACTCCTTTTTCAGGCGTTTATTTCCGCATAAGTGGAGATAACGAAGTGCCAGATCACGCGAAATAATAACCTCTCCATCCCGGCGGGTTACAGAATCAGGATGCGATAAGACATGCTGCTTAACTTCATCAAGGTCCAAAAACTGCTCAACGCTCAGGCCGTTCATGGCACCTGATTTTTTGCGAGGTGCTTTGTGAACCGATGAGCAACCAAAAAGATTCACTTTACGCTGGTTACTCATGATCGCCGCCTGCCGCCAGGGCTTTATCGTGGGTGAACTCACCGTTCCATGTTTGTTTCATGGGCAAGCATCCCTGAAGATATTTCCGGTAAAGCCATACGGCGCCAGAACGAAGGAGTATCGGTTGATAGCTTGTGAAGCTTACCGATTCATTTGGCATGATCTTGCTTGTTTTCTCTGTGAGGTATTTATCACGGGCATAGGATCGCACACGCCAGTGAGCGGTTTTGCCGTCGGGATTGTCATCGTACAGCCAGTTAGCTGACTTCAGCCATGCATTAACTTTGGAGGTGTTGACGCCATTCAGGCGCTTGCAGAACTGAACAGGCGTGAGGCCATCAATAAACAGATTTTCGAGTTGGTCGATGTATTCGGCCTGTTGGTGGGTAACAGCTTCGGCGCGCTGCCGTGCCTCAAACTCATCAGCCCAGGCGCGGGCGGCCTGCGCTGGATCGGAAAAGTTGGGGATTACCGGAACGCCCTGCGGTTCACGCTTCCGGAAATAATGCTCCTCCAGCTCCTCGTAAAAATCCCACGCCTGATCGGTCTCAAGCATTTTTGCATGGCGGGAGGCCCCCCGTTCAGTCCACAGAATGAGAACGGATGTATGTTTATTAACCGACTCGCTAAAAGATAGTCGGAACGATTTTAACTCGTCGCCCGTAACGCGGAAGTAGTGCTTGCCTTCAATGAAACGACTCTCGTTGCGAATATGATTCTGCTGAATTCTGATCGGTAAAGTGCCATAGCCAAGCGCCAGATGCTCAGTGGTGATCACTCGTTGGTTACGGTAGGTGATAGCCGGAACGGCAATGTTCGACTGATTTGCGGATACAGCAATAACGCTATCTTTGGGCGTAGCAAAGCCCATAACCTGGTTAGTCATATTGTCTCCACTGATTGTATTGCGAGGGGCCTGCACGCCCGCTTCGCTTGCACTTTTTGACATTACTGCCATATCGCTTTTCTTTCAACCCACAGCTGGACATATATCCATCCCCTGAATGAATGGCGTGATGGTTATCTCTACCTTGCCCTTCGGTACCACTGGCCCCCACTCCACCAGCATTTTTTTAACCTGACTGTCGTCCTCCCAGACGCCCGCATGCGTCAGCGCGTCAAACAACGCTTTGTTGTAGTTATCCAGATCGCGACGCCGCTGATCCGGAGGGAAAAGAACTATTTCAACCACTGCTGGCGCGGTGGACGGCTTAGGCAGGCGGCGCAGCTGCTCGACAATCGCCGCGCAGGCTTCGCTCTGGAATGCCCTGCCCTTAGCGCTGATGAGCGTGCGGCCTTTCAACGGGCCACTGTTTGGGGATCGCCAGTAGGTGTTCACGCTCGGTGGGAATGGCAGGGTCAGCTTCATAGCTCAACTCCGCGCATTTCGAGAAAGGCGATCGCATTCTCCCTGGCATGTTTATCGCCATTAAGCAGCGAACGAACCAGAGTAACCGCCTCATCCTCCACACTCTGACCGTTAACCGAGATACCCCGGGATACTCCCGGATGAATGGTGATGGCACCCTTACGCTGCAGCGCACGAAGGTGATCGTTAGCCGCATTCGGCGAACGGCAGCCCATCAGACCAGCCAGCTCATAAATGGTTGGCGGGAATCCGTGATCGGCGATGTAATCACTAATCAGATCTAAAACTTCCTGTTGCCGCGCTGTAAGTTTCAGCATGCTGATGCCTCCGCTTTTTGCGATTCCATCAGTATCCGAAAGCGGATCCGCAGGGAGCGAATATTGTGCCAGCGATGGCTGGGAATGGATTCCAGGGTCGCCGTAACATCCGCTGCGGAAAGACCATATTCGGCAATAACCTCTGATGCCAGTATCAACAGCCGATCCTGCATGTCATTACGGATGCCGTCATGTTCAAAGCTTTGCTGACCCAGCCAGGCGATAACTTCTTGCTGATCGGCATTCTCTTTAATCAACGCCATTGCTTTGTCGACTGTTTCCGTCGGAACGACGATAAATTCAGGATTTGCTACTGAATCAGTTGCCCAGGTATGCGCGAAGCGGGATTCGGAGAACGTATATTCTTCTTTGTCGCCGAACGCGGCGCATGCGCACGCCCAGAAGTTAAAGCCACTTTTCTCAATGATGTCATTCTTGGTCAGTGGGATTTCTGGCTCATCAATTGGCTGCGCTGGCTCCTCAACCTGCATTGTGGTCTCGGGAATAATTTCAGGAATATTTTGCGGTTCTTTTTGTGGTGCTAACAGCCCGGCGAGCCGCTCAGCTTCACGGCGAATCTGAGCCAGGAATGCATCACCGCGCGCTTCCAGATCCTTACGGCTGATATAACTCATCGCCGGGCCGCGCCAGCTCTTGTCGAATACAGCAACTGCACCCGCGAAGAACGCGCCGGTAGGCACCTGCTTTTCATCCTTCGGTACAAACCACGTCGGCAGATCGAAACCAATACGCCCACGGATAAACGCGATATGATCCGCATCCTCCGGCCACCACACCTCACTGGTTGCGGCCTTGATCAGGAAAACATAACGTCCGCCCTTTTCGCGCATCGCGCTGGCGTGCTGCATGATGTAACGCATACCGGTGATGTACTGCTCTTCATGCTGGCTGGCGCGGCTATAGGGCGGATTGCCGAACGCGGCGCCGTTGAGTTCCTCCAGGCGCGCAGACCAGTCCTGCGTCAGCGCATTATCCTCAGCGGTGTAATACGCTTCGCATTTGCTGTTTTCACCATCGCTGAACAGGTCAAGCACCAGCGGGCCAAACATGGCGTTGATACCCCAAAAAATGTTATCCGGCGTACGCCACTGATCGCCGACTTCCTTCAGTTCGTGCGCCGGCTGGCTGCGCAGTTCGGCAAGTTCACGGCAGTATTTATTTGGCATTACTCTTCCCCTACATAACGGCCAGCGAGATAACAGCGCCCTTCCGGGGCTTTGAAATTTCCCGCATATCGAAGACAGGCGGCGCGGCGTGAGATATAACGGCTCCGATCCGTATTGCTGATCGCCATATCAAACGCTGTAAGCCAGACAGTTGCAGCGCGGAAATAAAGCCCCTTCGCCTCCAGCTGCTGCGCGCGGTTCTCCAGCCCGGTCAGTGTTCGGAGGTTTTCTTCTGAGAGCGCTGCTGGCTCCACCTCCCCAATCGGGTAATACGCAAGGGTTGAGCCGCGAAGCTCGCGCGCCAGTTTGCCCTCATTAAAAAACCGGCTCAGGCAGCGGTTTACGGTGCTGACGTTCAGACCAGGTATTGCGTCGGCAACCTGGCGGTAAGTGCAGCCAGGGTTTTCGATCACGAACTTCAGAACTTCTGATGAGATGCTCATCCCCGGAACCCCTCTGGAATGGTGTATGCCACGTCCTGGTGATTCGACCGGAACACCGCTGAGTCAGGCAGTTTGTTGCGCTGCCCCCATGTTTCGCGTGCTGGACGCCCTGCGGTTTCCCACTTGTTCGCCGACTGCAGGTAGCCCGGGAACTTGCTCGGCAGGAACAGGGTTGACGGGCGCAGGTACTCAGCCATTTTCAGGTCTGAACCCCACTTCTCGACGCTGTAATCCACCACCAGCACCAGCTCTGCTGATGTAAACCCGTCAGCCAGGCGAGCGCGGATGTTTTCCAGGGACGATTTGCAAACCTGGTATCGGGAACCGGTTGTCTTGTTCAGGTGAGATAAAACCTGTTTCGCCTGGTCAGTGATCACCACCGCAGGGTCGGGTTGCGCAGCAACCGGACAAGAAGGTTTTTTATCTGATGGATCATTAGTTGAATTTACTGACGGATCCCCGCCAGATTCTGACGGGTCAAAACCGCCTTTTTTGCCGGATTCTGATGCCTCAAATTTTGACGGGTCAGATTTTGACGGGTCAGATTTTGAGGCGTCAGAATCTGACAGGTGAGACAACGCAGCCGCCTGAAGCTTCGCCACATTGAGCTGGTAAATGTTGGAGGCGTTGCGGTTTCCCTGGCGGCGCTGGGTGCGTGACAGCCAGCCGTCCTTCTCCAGTCTGGCGATCGCCGTGCGGACAGTGCTTGGCCCGGCACCGAGCTGGCGCGCAATAGTCTCTATCGACGGCCAGCACACGCCCTCGTCGCTGCTGAAATCAGCCAGGCGCGCCATGATAGCCACGCTGGATAACTTCATGCCCGACGCCGCGCAGCCGTCCCACACGTAGCTGCTTAATTTAGTGCTCATGATCGACTATTTCCCTGAACTTGCGCTGGAATTGCTCGAGCGGACTGAAACATTCCCCATGCTCGTAGCCTTCCCGCAGGTAGATAACGCGACGGGTTTCAGGCTCCCGGCGGATAACTTTGACGGGCACGCCGTAGTGGTCTCTGAACCTTCGGTTAAGCTCGCGCATAAGGCTTTTGCCCTCCGGTAGTAGACCCCCACAATTGCCACCGCCCGGCTGTGGTTACATGGAACCCAGCGGTTTGATAATCTGCGCTCATACCGAAACAGCGGAACGCCCGGTACCGGGATCATCCGCAGTTGCGGTAAACGGCGGTTAGCCGTTAAACTGTTCATGCGTTAGTTCTCCACTGATTACGACACGCCACGGCGCCCGGAGCTGCACACTCGCGGGCGTCACTCTTTTCTGGCTCGCAATAAACGCGGGATATCAAATTCAGAAAGGTCATCAGCGTTACGCGAAACCGATAAGCGATTTCGTTAAGGCTTTTCCATTCGGCGCGCGTCACCACGTCATCCTCGGTGTACTGTCGATACGCATTAACCAGATCGCCCAACTGCCCCACCAGCTCCGCCAGCTTGATCCCGATCTCTTCGTTGGCATCTTCGCCAGTCGCGCCAGGAATGTGCATACCGTTATCAGTCTCAAGCGAGATGTAATCAGCAAGGCAGGTCACCCCCGCTGCTCGCTGAAGTACCAGTGCCCACTCGAGCGGGAAAATTTGATCGCCGCCAGCGCGCAGCCGATTGAATATTGCGTCCTGGCTGACGTCGAGAACCTCAGCCGCCTCTTTGTACCCGCCCGGAAATGCTGCGATAATTTTTCTGACTATCGCGACATACGAATCGGTTTGTTTCTCTACTTTCCAGTGCTCTTTGCCCACGGTTAACCCCTTATTACTGTGGTTACTATTACGCCGCCGTCTCGTTAGGCTTTGAGTAAAGGGCGGGTTCAACTTTTAACGCACCTTTCGTTATGGTCTGGATTTCAAAAGCGCGACCTTTAGGAATGACGTTTCCCCAGCCAGAAACAGATGCGTGAGAAATACCTAAAATCCTTGCCAAATTGCTTACGCCACCAAAGTAGGAAAGCACTTCATCTTTGTTCATACAGCCCTCTCATGTAGTTATTGGGAACACTGCGATAGTAGGATATCTTACATATGGAGGTCAAGGACTCCTACCTCAAAAGATGGTAGGATTGCCTACATGAAAATGAATGATCGCATCCGTACGCGCCGAAAAGAGCTGAAGTTAACTCAGGCTGTTTTAGGGAAACTTGTCGGCGTTAATCGAGTAACAGTAACTGGATGGGAATCTGGTGATTATGCACCTGGCGGCTCAAACCTTCAGGCGCTTGCCGCTGCTTTAAAATGCAACCCGCAATGGCTCATTGATGGTGCTGGAGATCCAGAAAGTGACGCACCAGCCATGCGACCAACAGATAAATTTGGAGTTAAGCAGATCCCTGTCTTGTCGTGGGTGCAAGCTGGTGAGTGGACTGAGTCCGGAATGGCTGTAACTCAAGATGATATTCACGAATGGATATTCACTACAGCCAGCATCTCTGATGAAGGCTTTGCATTACGCGTTCGTGGTGACTCAATGACTAATCCGAATGGAGCCCCCAGTATTCCAGAGGGGTCTCTTGTCATCGTTGATCCAGACTACGGCAGCCCTTACGAAGTAAACGGACGGATTGTTGTGGCAAGGATTGACGGATCTACGGAAGCAACGTTAAAAAAGTTTGTTATTGATGGCCCTCTTAAGTATCTCGTCCCACTCAATCCCAACTATCGAGTGCTTGAGGTCAACGGCAACTGCAGATTAGTGGGCGTCGTAAAACAGGTTGTCACGGATCTCTAACCCTTTCGTACTAAGCCGCGTTCTGCGGCTTTTTTTCATCCCTCAATGTAAGTTTTCCTACTTTTGATATTGACACCGTAAGGTAAGATATCCTACATTTAATCCATCAACAGCGAACAGGCAGGACGCCCACGAAGTAGCCGCCGGTGGCGTATGAATGACCGGATGATTCGCAGGCAATAAAAAAGCGCCCCGCTGGACGCTTTGCTCTTTAACAATTTGGATACCCCAACTTAGCGCTTAGGCGGAGCTGGTGGCCTCGGCTTTGGCGGAACATGACTGCCTGGAGTTGGCCTTGTCACTTAATTTCCTTCTAAGAGGGAAGATCGCCAGCTATCCATGCGACCACACTGCTTTTAAAAGAGAGGTTTTTTTCAACATCTCTTCCCAAGGCGATTGAGGCCCGGATATAGGCTGCATCTTCCAGTGATTGCCATGGGTTGCTGTCTGCATCTTGGATGGTTAGAAAGCGGCTTCGAAGCTCTGAATCTGAATAGTCACTCATTTCGATAAGCAACCGCTTGTACTGACGCATCTGCTCTTTTGATAGACCAGCTTCAAGACCAAATTGATACACAACCTGAAGTACCGAAAGAATGGTGACAACAACGCCAAATAAAAAAAGATTGTTGTATGGAGTAAACACCGAGCACCCAAGAACGATGTAGGAAAGGCTTATTGCTTTATCAATGCGGGTCAGTAGTCGGTAATTCATCTTCTCTATGAAAAATGAATAATTGACATCAAATTCCAAATCGTCTCGGGTCATAGCCTACCTCATTCATCTTTTGGTTTAGGTGGCACAGGCGGTCGCTCCTTAATAGGGAGATGTTTTTCAACATAATCCCGGTCATCTGAGCGCTCAACTTTTGCCATAGGGCAGCTCCTTATTGTTGTTGGGGATATCCAGATTAACCGAATCCTTGTTGTTGGGGAATAGCAGGATCCACCGAGCCTGATGTGGTGAAAAGACAGGCACATAACAGGAAAGAGCACTGACCGGGCCCAAAAGTAATGGCACCGCATCTCTCTCAGGGGATCAGCCTACCGGTACGGCAGTACGCACAAGCTGAGACAGGGCGACAATGTCGAGTTCAGTGCTCTCTCCGTTGTGGTGAATTGCAGCCGCGCCGACGGCAACCAGAAGACCAGCGCCTGGCCCACAACCTAATAAAACCAGGCAGTTGTGTAGTCGTTTGGCGGTACCAGAGTTATTCCTTGAAGTCGCTGGTACCGCCCCTTTTTTACACAACACACAAGAGCATCACCGGATGACGGGCTCATTCCCCAATCCATCCGGGCGGTTGCAGTCGCAGGTGCTCTTTTGTGTTGTGTGGAGACACTAACCCTTGTGCAGAGGATGTCAGAAATGAAATTACCAAAGTTTCGCAGTGCCATTGTTTACCGCGCCGGATTGCCTGGCTTAAAAGCAGTAGAAGGCCACTTGCTCGAACTGCCCTATTCCGAAATTGGTGAGACCGAGTTTTCACGATCTTCTTTCGTAGCCAACCCAATTACTGGTGAGTTGGTTACTCCTGTTTCGGGCGGTTTCGCTATCGTCATCAGGCACGATCAGAAACATATCCCGAACCAGGTGGTTGTAAAGGAGACTCAGGAACGCGTGGAGCGAGTCGAGAACATTACCGGTCAAAAAATGAAGAAATCGGATCGCCGACAGATTGCTAACGAAGTTAAAGTTGAACTTTGCAAAAAAGCATTCGTTAAATCTTCGCTTATCCTGGCGCTTTATAAATCCGACGATAAATTGTTGGTAGTAAATACCACTAATAAAAATATCGCATCAATGGTGTGTGGTCTTTTAATTAAAGTGATCGGATCGGTTAAGACAGAAACAATACACATCAGCGATATTAAAAACGGCCTGACAACCAGACTCAAAAATCACTTGAATGGCACTGATAATGCTTTCGATGGTTTTACTGTAGGCGATTACATCCAGTTATCTCGCCTGGCTGAACAGAAGGAAATCATCCGTTATTCAGCAGAACATAACTCAGTTACAGCTGAAGTAGCAGAAAGCCTGAACAGCGGTTTTATTGTCGACAATATGGAACTAGTCGGTGCCGGTGTTAATTTCCTTTTAACTGATAATTTTACTTTCCGTCGCATCACCACGCAGGACCACTACTTTAGCGAAGATGATGATAAAGCTTTCCAGTGGCGTCATCAGACCGGTGCGGATTTATTTCAGTTTAGCAAGGTTGTAAACGGCCTTTGCGATCTGCTGGCATATAAAGAGCAACAAGACAAACCTTCAGCAGCTTAAAAATCATTTAGTGCTTAACCCATTTCGTATGGGTTGGGTTGCTGCAACCTAAATTCCGCTTAACCGGAATAAACGGAGGCCATATGAACCATATCGAGTTCATTGAAAAGAACGTTCGGGAAGAGCTGATCCGCGCAGGTTTCCCCGTATCGGTGGCTCAGGGGGGGGCGTGGCAGGCGATCGACCTTTACAGACGTATGTCTCAGGCCAGCAAGAAAGGCGCAATCTTTGATGACTGCTTACGCTTCGCAAAATTGTGGGCTGAAAAACAAACCTCAAAAACCGAACTGAAGCAAAAGAAAACAACGAAGAAGACCACTCAACCTGGTCTTTTTTGAAAACAAGCGCGGTGCAGCGCGTAATAACGGAGAACACGTAATGCCATTTATTCAGACACTGTCCGGGAAACATATTAACTACACAGATATTCAGCACGACGACATCGTGATCGAGGATATCGCCACTTCCCTGTCCCATATCTGTCGATTTGCCGGTCACCTGCCTGAGTTCTACAGCGTGGCGCAGCACTCGGTGCTTGTAAGCCAGCTCGTGCCGGCAGAGTTCGCCCTTGAAGCACTGCTGCATGATGCCACTGAGGCATATTGCCAGGACATCCCGGCACCGCTTAAACGCCTGCTGCCGGATTACCAGCGCATTGAAACGTATGTGGATGGCGTGATCCGTGCGAAGTTCGGATTGCCCGCCCACCAGCACCCGACCGTTAAATACGCCGACCTTGTCATGCTCGGTACCGAGCGCCGCGATCTAGATATTGATGACGGTACCGTGTGGCCGGTGCTCGACGGCATCCCGGCGACCGACCTGTTTACCGTCATCCCGCTTCGACCCGGCCAAGCTTATGGCCTGTTTATGCATCGGTTCAATGAGCTGACGGAGATTCGCAAATGCGCGTGACAACTAACAACAAACACCTGGTACGCGCCGGGCATGTATTTGCGGCGGCAATGAGTGACGACACGCCGATCATCACGATTGCGAAGATGGTGACCGAGCTTGCATCGGCACTAGACGTGCAGAGTGCGCGTAGTGATGCGCTGGCGGCTGAGCGTGATGCCGTGAATGCTGACAACGTTTACTTGCGCGACCAGGTACTGTACTGGGCTCGTGAGTGTGACCGTATCACTTACACCTACACCAACAAACTCACTGACGCGCATCAAAGTGAGGCTGAGCAGGAGTTGGCTAACACGGTGCCGGCCACCGACGCCTTCCTGGCTGAAGTTCTGGCGCGGGCTCGACGCGAGGGCGTTAACTTTGCCGCCGCCCGCCTTGCCGCCGCATACAACCACGGATTCGTCGATAAACCAACGTCAGAGGTTTACGACGTGGTTAAAGCGGTGCTGGGAGCCAAAGAAGAACTGGCCACTGCGCCGGATGACGGTCTGTCAGGTGAATACGCAGAGCAGGCGTTAAACGATTGGGCAGCGCAGCTTCGCGGGGGCCGGGTATGAGCAACGCAGCAATGATCATTGTCCCTACGGACATCCGCGATAAAGTTCGCGAAATCGAAACGACATATACACGATACCTCGCTGAGTTCCGCATCCCTGATGATCACAAAATTATCGTCAATTTTTCAGCGGGCAAAGACAGCACCACAACGGCGACGGTGGCGCATCACCTGTTCGGCGACCGCGTCAAAAACGTTATGGCCGATACCGACAACGAGCACGAATTAACGATTGAATTTGCACGCAGTATTCACGAACAAATCGGCTGTGCGCCGGTGCAGATTGTGAAACGCAACTACACCGATGCAGAGTTTGAGCGCCGCCGCCAGTCATTGCGTGACCGCT